AGGAGATCAGTGAAGGTAATTTAAAAACGGTTCTGTGAAAGTGACACGAACCGATCTCCATCGATGTTACTCACCGATCTCCTTCACGGTAATACGCAATGGATGAGGCATTACAGCACCGCACCCCATAAATGCCGTCAGAATCGTTTTTAAAAGGGTTTTAAAAACGGTTTTATTTCCCATTTTATCCTTTCGCGTTATGGCAGGGTGCTGAACACCCTCCACAGTACCCCGTGTTCCCCTTTCGTCATCATGCCGCGTATGAAGATGAACATTGCGGCGTTAAGCCTCGAAATTACTAAAGCAACCCACAGCGAAATCCAGCTGTTTCCGGCAGGCGAGTTCAGTGCGGTGGATGGTCGCCCACATACCGATGAAGTCGAAAGCGGTAAATGGGTGCTGACTGCCGGACTGGCCGCGCAGCTTGTCGCCCAGGTGGCAGCCCGTACCACGCCTTTTGTCATTGATTACGAACATCAGACGCTGCGCGCCGTAAACAACGGCAAGCCCGCCCCGGCGGCGGGCTGGTTCAGCCAGGTGGAATGGCGTGAAGGTGTGGGCCTGTATGCCATCGGTGTGGAGTGGACGGAGAACGCGGCGGCCATGATTGCCGCCGGTGAGTACAAATTTATTTCCCCTGTTTTTGCCTACAACAAGCGCGGCGAAGTGCTGGAGCTGTTACATGCTGCGCTGACCAATACCCCTGCGCTCGACGGTATGGACGCGGTCATGCTGGCTGCGGCCAGCCGTCTGGCGAGTCTGTCAACTGAAACGGAGACCACAACGGTGGATGAAGAACTGTTAAACGATTTGCTGTCCAGTCTGCGCTGGATGCTTAACCTCCCGGTTACCTCAACGGCGGAAGATATTAAAAGCGAGCTGCAAAAGGTCGTTGACATGATTTCGAACGGTCAGGGAACGGCGGCGGCATCCGTCAGCCTGCTGACCCTGCTGAATCAGAAAGACGAGCAAATCGCCAGCCTGTCAGCAAATGCCTATGACCCGACGAAGCATATTCCTCTGACGGCATATGAAGAACTTCAGGGGCGTTATGCCGTACTGGCGCAACAGTCCGGTGAGGCCGAAGCCGGGGCACTGATTCAGGCGGCGCTGTCTGACGGGCGACTGCTTCCGACGCTGGAAGACTGGGCGAAAGATTACGCTCGTCGCGATATCAACGGTTTTAAAACCTGGCTGGATAAAACCACCCCGCTTGCCGCACTCAGCAGCACCCAGACCGGCGGCAAACCACCCAAAACGCCGTCACCGGCTCCGGCGCAGATTAAAACCGGCGATGACGTTGATGTCGCCATTTGTTCAATGATGGGCACTGATCCAGAGGATATCGCCCGTTATGCAGGAAACGACTATTACGCAGGAGATGAGTAAATGGATCGCAATACCCCCTATCGTGACGGAGAACTGAACCCGGTGCCGGTTGCCGCTGCGACCGAAATTTTTGGTGGTCATATGGTGGCCGTTAACGCATCCGGTTATGCCGTTCCGGCCAGTGCCACGGCCTCACAGATTACGCTGGGCGTGTCTGATGGCTGGGCGGATAACAGCACCGGCAGCGATGGTGATGTCACCGTTCTGGTGCGTTGCGGCAAAGCCTTTCTGATGGCGAACAGCACCTCAGACCCGGTCACACAATCGCAGGTCGGTAAGCTGTGTTACGTGGAAGACAGCGTAACCGTGGCAAAAACCGACAACAGCAGCGCCCGTCCTGTCGCCGGGAAAGTGATCGGCATCTGTGGCGATGGCGTCTGGATTCATTTCAGTTAAGGAGTAAAACGTGTTAGTCAACGTTAAAAACGTCAAACAGATTTTTATCAATCTGAAGGCCACCTTCCAGAAAGCCTTTGACCAGTCGCCAACTGACTGGCAGAAGGTGGCAATGGAAGTGCCATCAAACGGCAAGGAAAACGACTACAGCTGGTTAAGTCGTTTCCCGAAAATGCGCGAGTGGATTGGTGACAAGGTCGTCAAATCACTGGCGGCATTTAACTACACCATCCGTAACAAGGACTGGGAAGCCACGGTTGAAGTCGATCGTAACGACATCGAGGACGACCAGATTATGGGCTATGCCCTTCAGGCGAAAGGGGCCGGACAGTCGGCAGCAGAGCTACCGGCAGATATTGTGGCGTCCCTTATCAGTAACGGTTTTACCAATCCCTGTTACGACGGTCAGATGTTCTTTGATACCGACCACCTGGTCGCCGGTAAATCGGTGTCCAACAAAGGCACCAGAAAACTCAAAGTGGGGTCGCTTGCCGAGGCGAAAGCCTCCTACGGTGCCGCTCGTACGGCCATGCGCAGCCTGAAAGATGACGAAGGCGCATCCCTCAAAATTCGCCCGAATCTGCTGGTTGTGCCACCGGCGCTGGAGGATGACGCGAACTACCTGATGACCGCCGAGAAGTTCCCGGACGGTACGCCGAACCCGTACCGCAATACCGCCGAAGTGCTGGTGATGCCGGAGCTGGCGTCGGATTCTGCGTGGTTCCTGTTTGACACCACCAAACCGGTGAAACCGCTGATTTATCAGTTGCGTAAAAAGCCGGTTTTTGTGGAGCAGACGGACTATAACAGCGACAACGTGTTCAAACGTAAGAAGTTCCTGTTTGGTGCTGAAGCGCGCTGTAACGGCGGTTACGGCTTCTGGCAGATGGCATTTGGTTCTGATGGTACGACGGAGTAATGCATGGAAAAGGTGATTGAAATTACCGCCCGCCGTGAGGGTTTTCGCCGCTGCGGTGTGGCACACAGTGCAACCACGAAGGCATGGCCGGTGGATGCGTTCACCCCGGAACAGCTGGCGGTGTTGAAGGCTGACCCCATGCTGATTGTGGTGGAGCGCGATAAAGCGTCCGGTCAGAACGACGCGGCCCGGGGTGATGAACTGGCCGCACAGCTGGATGCCGAGCGTCAGAAAGTCAGCGAACTGACGGCGCAGCTGGAAGAAGAACGCCGGAAGGTCCAGGACCTGACTGCGGAGCTTAAAGCGGCGAAGAAAGCGGACAAGAAGGAGAAGTAACCCATGTCTTACGCCACACCGGAACAGTTCATCAGGGCGTTCAGTGAACGCGAGGCGTGCACACTGACGGATGAAGAGATGACCGGGCTTATCAACGAGGAAAAGCTGGCCTCCGCGCTTGCGCGTGCCAGTGCCCAGATTGATGGCTATCTGGTGGGGCGTTACCGGACCCCGTGGCCTGACAGCCCGGGGATTCTGGTGGGTTACTGCTGCGATATCGCCCGTTATCACCTGGCGACCGATTACCGTATCTGCTCAGAAGAAATTCAGATGCGCTACCGGGACGCCATCCGCTTTCTGGAGAAAGTCGCGGCAGGACAAATCAACCTCGGGCGGGATACGTCCGGCAGCGTGATCCCGTCATCGTCACAGGTGCGTATCCGCTCCGGCTCCCGTCAGTTCGGGCGTGAGTCCACGCGGGGAGGTGCATTCTGATTACTGAAATTGAACGGGCGCTGGTTGAACGTCTGCGTTGTGGTCTGGGGAAAATGGTGCGGGAAGTCCGCACCTATGCAGGTGAACTGGATGAAGACCCGGGCCGGATTGTTCGCAGCCTTCCGGCAGTCTGGGTGACGTTCGGCGGCATCGCGAAAACCGAACGCTATTCCACGTCACGCCGGAAATACATTGCCACCGGACGCTTTGTGGTTGTGGTGGGTGATTACAACACCCGCAGCGAACAAAGCGCCAGACAGGGAGGCACCGTCCGGGATGAGGTCGGTACAAACCTGCTGGTTGAATCCGTCCGTCGCCTGCTGACCGGTCAGGATTTGGGGCTGGAGATTGATTATTTCGAACCCGGGCGTGTCAGGACGCTGTTTAACACCGGCGTGGCAGAGCGGGCAATGTCCGTGTTTGCCTGTGAGTTTGATACCCGCTGGGTGGAGCACGCGCTGGAGAACGGCAAATGGCCGGAGCGCGGTGCAGAAGCGGATATGGCTTTCAACCGTTACCACGGCCGTCTGTCAGACCCCGACCCGGATTTACTGCGAATTGGTACGCAATACGGCGCAGATATCTGTGGTCTGGATGAATTAAGAGAGCAACAGCATGAACAAAATGAAGGTTAAGGCGGCTCCCGGGATGAAGTTCCCGATGGAGGATAACGCCCGGAAATACATCACCACGGAAGCGGTGATCGTTGAAAACACCGCTTATTACCGGCGCGCTGTTCAGGATGGTGACCTGATTCTGGTGGCTGAAGAGCCTGAAACGGCAGAACAGGACACCGGACCAGAAAAAGCGAAGGCGAAGAAAGAGAAACAGGTGAGCTCCGATGAGTGAAATTCAGTTTGACACCATTTCGGGCAGTATCCGTAAGCCCGGTGTGCATTTTGAGTTCAATACCCGGCTGGCCGTTAACACGTTGCCGGGTAACGAACAGCGTGTTCTGGTGATTGGTCCGATGCTGCCTGATGGCACCGCCACCCCCCTGAATGCGGTTTCCGTGTATTCCGAAGACGAAGCGGATTTGTATTTCGGGGCCGGTTCACTGGCCGCAGCAATGGCGCGCGCGGCCATTAACGCCAACAGCTATCTGCAACTGGATGTTATCGGTATTGCAGACGGTGGTGCAGGAAAAGCGGCAACAGGCGCAGTTAAAGTCACCGGCACTGCAACCAGCAGCGGTACGCTGTCGGTATGGATTGCTGGCGAGCAGATCGCCATTAATGTGGACGTCGGGGATGAACCGTCGAAAATCATTCCGGCACTGGTGACGGCAATGACGCAGACGCCATCGCTTCTGGTCACGGGGGAATACAAATCTGACACCTCTCAACTGACAGTGACCGCCCGGACCAAAGGTACCTGGGGGAATGATATCACCCTGTCGGTATCCACCACTGCAACCGGCCTTGTAGTGGCTACCACGCCGATGGCGAGCGGCGAAATGGACCCGGATATTCAGCCCGCACTTGATGCGGTCTTTGCTGCCGGTCACAACATTCTGATTTGTCCGTTCAGTACCACGCCAGCCCTTGCCGCCCTGAAGCAGCACCTGGAGAAAACCGGGAACGCGATGGAACAGCGTGGCGCGATTGGTTGTGCGGGCTGGACAGGTAGTCTGGGAAACGGGATCACCCTGGCAGCCGGTGTGAACAGCGGGCGCGTGTCTGTCCCCTGGTATCGTGGTTCTGTGATGCTTCCTGCTGTGCTGGCCGCCATCTACGGCGCAGTAATGGCGAGCGAAGAAGACCCGGCACGCCCGCTGAACTCGCTGGCGCTGTCCGGGCTGGATGTGGTCGCCATGTCACAGCGCGAAAGCCGTAACGAGCAGGAAAGCGCCCTGCATAACGGCCTGACACCGGTTGAGGTTGGACCGGGTAATACGGTGCAGATTGTGCGTGCGGTCAGTACCTACACGGTGAACGCTCAGGGTGTGGCTGATGTCTCGTTACTGGATATCACGTCCATCAGAACACTGGACTACACCCGTAAGGCGTGCCGCGAACGTATCAGCCTTCGCTTCCCGCGTGAAAAACTCAGCACCCGAACCATCGCAAAAGTGGAAAGCGAACTGTATGACGTGCTGCTCAAGCTGGAGGAGTCTGAAATTCTGGAGAATGTGGAAGCGAATAAGGCAAAACTGCGCGTTCAGCGAAACGGGAAAGATGCAAATCGCCTGGACTGCGCGATCCCTGCCGACGTGGTTAACGGCCTGCATGTGTTTGCCGGTCGCATCGACATGATTTTGTAAGGAGCCTGATAAATGTCCCTGAAAGAATATATCGGCTCGATTGTGTTGGAAATTGACAGCCAGGAAATCGAGATCACCGACCTTGATGTTCAGATCAACACCGGGCGAAAGCTGGTCAAGACCATGAACAAAAGCGGCAGGGCTAAAGGCTTTGCCCGTGGCATTGCCACCTACGAACTGTCCGTTTCGGCGGTTATTCCTGATACCAACGAGCCGGACTGGGAAAATCTGGAAGGTGTGAAAATCTCGCTGTACCCGCTCAGTAACAGCGGCAAACGCACCTCTTATCTGGACTGCTTCACAACCGAAGTGGGTGAGAAATACACCGTCGATAATGAAGCGAAAATTGATATCAAAATGGCTGCACTCAGGAAGGTGGAAGGATGACGATTATCGCTACACAGACCGGCGAACTGTCCGATGGTCTGGTTTTTAACGGCACCATTCATAAAAACTTTGAGCTGCGTCTGCCGGTCATGCGTGATAACGGGCAGGCACTGGAAGAAACTGAAGAACGCTTTCAGACAGTGGACGGCTTCGCGGCGGATTATTACTACCGCTGTGCGGTAATGGCGGCAACGCTGGTCCGTCTGGGGGATATTCCGCAGGAAGAACTGACGGCGGAGCTGTTGCACGACAACATGACGCCGGAAGATTTTAATATTCTGCTGGCATCACGCAACGTCCTGAAGGTAAAGCGGAGCGGCGGGAATCCCGGCTCGCCGGACTCCGGCTCGCAGTCCTTATCCTCGGGCGCTACGGAATAACCGAAGAACAAATCATGACCATGAGCCGTCCCGAGCTGGACGGCTGGCTTGCCGCCGTTGACAGGCTGAACGGCGGCGGCTCAGGAAGAAAGGACACCTCACAGACCACCCGCCAGTCATTTAAATCCCTCAGAAAGAAACGCAGAAAAGGTAAACAGAAAAATGGCCGGTAATTTCAAAGTTGGCATGACCCTGACTGCGAAGGACGAAGCCTCGCAGGTTCTGGAAAAGGGACAAAAACAGGTTATCAAAGCCACCGAAGGTGTAACAAAGGCAACCCGGAAGGCAGGTGCAGAGCAGACGCGTACCGGGCAGGAAAGCGTTAACAGCACGAAAAAGGCGGCAAAAGAGATACAGCGTGCCGCCCGTGCCCGGGAAACGCTCGGTATTCGTGCAGAACGCGAGATCCGGCGTGAAATTTATCAGACGGTTGCCAGCTATAACCGTCTGGCCCGCGCCGGTTTTGAATCTGCGCAGGAGCAGGAGCGCGCCATGCAGGCCACCCGGGAAAAAGCCCGGGCACTCAAGCGTGAACTGGATGGCGTCACTCAGGCTCAGATGAAGATGGCGAAAACGCCTGTTATCCCTGAACGGGGGCGTTTTGCCCGTGCGGCTGCATTTGGCGGGAATGCCATGACAATAGGCGGCGGAATTATGGCAGGAGCCGCCATTATGACGCAACCAGTCAGAAATCAAATGAGTTATGAACGTCAGCTCAGCATGATGGCGAACACGGCGTTCAGTGATGGTGGTCTGGAAGGCAGGCAGTTTGGGCGTGAAAAGCTGAAAAACAGTATCCGCGCGGCGGTAACGTATGGTGGCGGAACGAAAGAGGATGCAGCTGAAGCAATGAATGAGATGTTGGCCAGCGGCGCTTTTTCCTGGGATACCGCGAATAATCTCTTACCGCAGATTATGAAATTTGCTACTGCATCCGGCGCATCTCCACGCGATCTGGTCACTATGGCGGCCAAAGCTAAACAAACATTTGGACTGACAGATGACGACCTCCCGGCCATGTTTAATATGGCTGTCGCAGCAGGTAAAGCGGGTAATTTTGAGCTACGGGATATGGCGGAATATCTTGGACCTCAGATGGCATTAGCTGGTAACGCCGGAATGAAAGGACTGGATGGACTCCAGAAATTACTGGCATTTAATGAGGTCGCAGGGATTGCCGCAGGCAGCAGCAGTGAAGCAGGTAATAACGTTGTAAACCTGCTGGCCAAACTTTTCAGTAGTGAATCAGCAACAAGGGCGAAAAGCATCACGATTGATGGCAAAGGTATTGATCTACCTGGTACGTTGACCCGAGCTATGGAAAACGGCATTGATCCGATAGAAGCATTTTCACGCCTCACTGATAAAGTCACCGCGAACAACAAACAATATCAGGAGCTTCAGAAGCGTCTGGCAGCAACAAAAGACAAAGGCCAGCAGGACAAAATCCTAGAGTCTATGGCGAAAATTCTTGAGGGGTTCGGTGTTGGTGAGCTTGTTGGTGATATGCAGGCACTGAAGGCAATCCTGGCTTACAGGAATAACCCGGAATACCGAAAGCAGGTCGAAACTGAAATCAGTCAGCAACGCACCCTGCCGGAAGGTCAGCGCGCCGGAGATCTGGATTTTAAATTCATGTCAGGTACAAATGATTTTAAAACCGAACAGGCTAAAAACACGCTTGAATTTTCACAAATGGACAGCGTGAAAAAGCTGGCGGATGCATCCGGTACTGTGGCCGATGCCATAAGCTGGGCGGGTGAAAAATTTCCGGGGCTGACCACAGCAGTGGTGGGTGCCACGACCGCAATTGAAGCGATGACCGCAGCGGCTCTGACATGGGCCGGGATCAAAATCCTGACCGGGGGTAAACCCGGTGGCAAGACTGACGAGGTTGTCGGTGATGTAATTGAAAACACGGTCAAAAAAGGCAAAGGATTTAAATTCCCCGGCATCGCCGGTAGCCTGCTTTCTTTCGGTGGCACCGTTACGGCACTGGCCACTGCAACCAGCCCGGAAGAAGACGCCGCCGTCGAAGGAAGCGAGGAGCGCTGGAAAAATATACGGGCTAAATATCCTCAGTGGCTGATTGATGCTGCCCGTGAAAAATATCAGCCGTGGTGGCAGTTTGGCGAAGGTTACTCAACAGAAAACGAGAAATGGATCCAGCAGTATCTTGACGAACTGAAAAAAACCGGGGTTATCGCCGGTGATTCTCTGCCAACACCAGAACAAGTCCGACAGCAAGCCGGAATGGCAGCGTCTGAAACGGCATCAAAGCAACCCGGACGCATCACCCAGCCGGAATACCTTACGCACTGGGGGCCACCTGCCAGCCCCATTAATTTCACCACACAACTGGTGCTCGATGGTCAGGTCGTGGCGGAGGCAGTGAACAAATACAACCTTCAGGACGGCAACAGAAGCACGGGAGGAACTTACTGATGGGCTGGGCTGAAAACCTGCAAAACGCCTCCTTTCGTGGCGTGCAGTTTGATGTACTGAACACGGATGAACAAATCAGCCGCGACCATGCGGTCTATGAATACCCGTTTGTTGACGGGGCGGATTTGCACGACCTCGGGCGCAAGGCGCGACCGTTCCGCATGACGGCGTTCCTGTGGGGGGAGTATTACGAATATAAACTCGAAAAGCTGATCGCCGCCCTGGACGAAGGCGGCGATGGTGAGCTGATTCACCCGGTTTACGGCTCCGTACCGTCGGTGATTGTGACCGGCTACAGCATTCGCCATGACGCAGAAAGCCCGGACAGCTGCACCATCGACATGAGCTTTCTGGAGAACCGCACCGGTAGCGCGTTGTTCAGCACCCCGTTACCGGAGCTGTTCGCGCAACAGTTGTTTGATGAACTGGACACTTTACAGGCGCGGTTAAGTGATTTTTTTGATGCCGTTGCTGCACCTTTAAATACCGTTAACAGCATGATTAAAAAAGCCCAGACAGTGCGTGCCACACTGGTGAATACCCTGCTGTCTTTCAAAAGTGATTTTGTCTCCACTGTCGATAATATCGTGTCACTGGCAGGCGAACCCGGAAAATTTATCAATGAACTGGCAGAGGTGCTGGAAATCCACACATCAGATGTCGGGCAACCGGTGCCGGTTCTGCAACGTGTTGATTCTGCCACCCGGACCGGGTTGGCAGGAGAGACGACCGTCGCCAGTTCTGCGACAGTGATGAACTGCTGGAATAAGGTCATCACTGATATGGATGAATTTGTTGCGCTGCCTGTTGCCCTGGTCAGTGGCGATAAAGTACCGGAGGTGGTACTTCCTGCGGATGCCTCGCCAGACGATGTGCAGGATGTGAAAGCAGTTTACGCAACACAGGCCGCATCTGAACTGGCCAGTGTTGCAATGGCGATACTGGTTGATGATGCGCAGTCAGAACAGCTTATACCGGCGGATATCGGGCGACTGGTCGGGGATGTGCGCACCCGCTTACAGGCTGCCATCACGCTGTTCCGTGAACGCTATGAAGGCGAACGCGAACGGATAACCGAAACCGCATCACCGCTGGGGCTGATGTACCCGGAAATCATTCAGAGCATGAAAAACGTGGCGGCATCCGTGCAGGATGTCGGCCTGCTGGTTCTGTCACGCCGCCCACCGCTGACGCAGAAACAGGTGCAGGCGGACAGCTGTCTGCTGTTGCTGGCGTGGCAGTGGTACGGTGATTACAGTCGTGCGGCAGAACTGCAACGTCTGAACCCGCAGCTGCGTGACCCGAACAACATAACCGCCGGGGTGGTCATTAATGCCTACGCAAAATAACGAAGACAAAATCAGCCTGGTCATTGCCGGAAGGTCGCATTCTGACTGGAACAGTTATCGTATTGACAGCGATTTCCTGAAAGCTGCCGACGGCTGGCAGCTTCAGCTGGGGCTGCCTGAAAAGGTGTTCCCGGCGGATATCGTCCGGGGCGCACAAATCCGGTTGCAGGTGGGAGACGAAACGGTGCTCAGTGGGCGCATAGACAGCGTGCGCCGCAGTGTATCCCGTCAGAGCTGCACGCTGACCCTGTCCGGGCGTGATGATGCCGCCATCCTGGTGGACTGTGCCGCGCCAGTGTTCAGCGCCAACCAGCTGACGCTGGACGAGGTCATCGACAGGATTGTCAGACCGCTGGGGATACAGCGCATCCGTATTCAGGCGTCCGGTGTGTCACGTAATGACAAAGTCGTTATTGAGCCGGGGATGCGTGCGTGGGATGCACTGGCCAAAGCTGCCGCCGGTCGCGGCTTATGGCCGTGGTTTGAGCCTGACGGGACGCTGGTTGTGGGTGGCCCTGACTACACCACCACGCCGGTGGATACGCTGATTCTGAAGCTGAACGGCACCGGGAACAACGTGATGGAGCTGGACGATACCCGGTCCATTAACGGCTGTTTCTCCGAACTTACTGTGCTGGCCCAGAGCCACGCCCGCCGCGCAGACAGCAAGAAACAGGTGGCCGTGGTGCCGCTGGATATCTGGAACGAGGACGGCAGCGTGCGCACATTGTCCGGGCAGGACAGCGGTAATACGGACAGTGGCCAGACAGGCATTCATAACATGAAAGCCGTTGCCACCGACCCCACCGTGGATTATTACCGCCCGCAGATAATCACCCAGGGCGACACCAGCAATCTGGAGCAAGTGAACTGGCGCGCAAAAAAAATGATGAGTGATGCCCGCCTGTCGGGGCTGGATATCGTCGCGCTGGTTGCAGGTCATCGCACGGCAGATGGTGTTCTGTGGCAGCCCGGCCAGCGGGTGCGGATTGTCAGCGAACTCCACGGCATTGATGCCATCTTTTTCCTGATGGGGCGTGAGTTCAGCGGAGGCCGGAACGGGCAGACAACCCGGCTCCGCTTTAAGGAGGACGGCGTGTGGATACCTGATGCCTTCCCGCGCGAGAAGAAACGCCATCACCGCAGGGGCAAAAAGAAAAAAGAGGTCGCCATTGTTAAGGTCTGGGAGAAATGATGTGGGACAAAGTTAATCAGCGCGTACAGCAGGCACTGGCCGCCGTTCGCCAGGCATTCAGGGTGGTGACCGGTACGGTGGACAGTTCGACCAAAGTACAGCTGCTTCAGCTTAACGGGCTGGCAGGCGAACAGCTGGACGGTGCGGAGTATTTTCAGCATTACGGCCTCACCACATCCCCGCCGCCCGGCTCAATGGGTATTGCCGTTCCGCTGAACGGCAATACCTCCCATACTGTCGTGGTGGCCACAGAGCACGGCGCATATCGTCTGACGGAACTGAAACCCGGGGAAGTGGCCCTGTATACCGATGAAGGCGCGAAAATCGTACTGAAGCGCGGACGGGTTATTGAAACCGAATGTGACGTTTATCGCGTGAAATGCAAACGCTACGAGGTTGAGGCAGAGGAGAACGCCACATTCACGACACCGTTACTGACAGCCAGTGACAGGCTGACGGTGGAAGGCAAAATCACCGGCAACGGTGGCATGGCCATCAGTGGGGGCAAGGGATACACTGCCACCTTTGAAGGCAATATCAACCATGTGGGTGGAGTGATTACCTCCGTTGACGTCACCATTAATGGCGTTAAAATCGGAACGCACAAACATCCAACCCCACACGGCATGTCTGACACGCCGGTTAATTAAGTGCTGAACACCCTCACCTGATTCTGACCTGTCCATGCTGCCAGACTGGCGGCATGGACCAGACGATTTCACCTGCAACCGGCGACTACGAACGCCGTCGGATTTATACCCTTCATAACGCGGTTTATCTGCGACTGGCGACGCCGCTTGGCAGTTACTGGGCGGATGCGTCGCTGGGGTCACGCCTGCACGAGCTGAAGCGGGAAAAAGACGTTTCCCGTGTTCATAAGCTTGCGGCGCAGTATGCCAGCCAGGCACTTCAGCCCCTGCTCGATGACGGGCGGGCAAAATCCATTACCGTTGACACAAAACCGGGGCAGCGCGGCTGGTTGTTGCTGTTAATCACCGTCACGGATAACGCGGGCACACCGCAGACGTTTGAACACCCTGTGAGGATTATGTAATGCCGTTTCCTGTTCCGGGCGTTGCTGAAAACACAGAACGCCAGCTACGTGATATCGCTAACGCCCTGCCGGGCGAAACCATCGACACCGGCGCTGACAGCGATTACCGCATTCGTGCAAATGCCGTATCCGGCGTGGCGGACGGACTGTATATGCATCAGGGGTGGATACTCCGTCAGGTGTTTCCTGATACGGCAGACCCTGAATATCTGGAGTTGCACTGCCGCACGCGCAATGTTTTTCGTAAAAAAGCAACGGCCTCATCCGGTCCGGCAGTGATTACCGGCACACCCGGTAAAACGCTGCCAGCCGGTGCGGAAATTCGTGGTGAAGGTGTCAGCGTGGCCACCGCAGCAGACTGCACCGTCGGTGATGAAGGCAGCGCAGAGGTGACGGTAAAAAGCACTGCCACGGGTGCACAGACGAATGCATCCACGACTCAGACGGCAACGCTGGTCAGCCCACCTGAAGGCATCAACAGCACGGTGACGATTAAATCCCTGACCGGCGGAACGGACAGGGAAAGCGACGCCGACCTGCTGGCGCGTTATCTGGATATTCTGCGCAGGCCGCCCGCTGGCGGTAATAAATATGATTACAAACGCTGGGCGCTGGAAGTGGATGGCGTTACGTCTGCGTATGTGGAGCCGTTGCGTCGTGGACTGGGGACGGTTGATGTGGCCATTACGTCAGCCAATGACCTCCCTTCGCAGGAACTGATTAATGCCGTGCTGGCACATATTGAGGAAGTCCGCCCGGTGACAGCGAAGGACACGATGGTGCTGGCCCCGACGAAAAAAGCCGTTGATTTCGTTGTCCGGGTAAAAACCAGTGGTCTTACTGTTGAACAGATAAAACCACAGATAACTGAAGTTATCACGGATTTTATGAACCGGCTGGAGCCGGGGCAGGAATTAATTATTTCACAACTGGAAACTCAGATTTCATTAATTTCTGGCGTCAGTGACCGGCGAATTATTATGCCGTCAGATAATGTAAAAGCAGTTGTCAATGAATCCACATGGGAGTGGCTGCGTCCGGGGAGTATTGATATCCAGCCATTTCCCCGGGAGAGTTAATACATGAATACGGTTGATTTATTTCGTGCCATGTTACCACCGGTCAGCTATGACCCGAACGGGAAATATATTTCAGCAGAACTGAACGCAGAAGCAGCCATTATGGATGAAGTAAAAGCGTCAGCTGCACGAGTGCTTGCATCTGTCACACCATTTTACGCATCCATGACGCTGTCTGACTGGGAACGAGTGTATGGAGTAATACCCCGCGACGGTGCCACACAGCAGGAACGCCGAGAAAATATTCTTATAAAGATGGCTGCAACTGGTGGGTTATCTATCCCTTATTTTAAACAACTTGCAGCCAGCCTCGGGTACACCATAACAATTACTGAACTTCATCCATTCAGAGCGGGGATAAACCGATGTGGTGATCGTCTCTATATAACAGATGCCCGATGGATTTGGCAGGTTAATGTCACAGGAAGCAGAACGCCAGCCTACAGATTCAGAACCGGAGTATCTGCTGCCGGGGAGCCGTTACTTTCCTTTGGTGCCCCTGTACTGGAAGAAACATTTAAAGACCTTAAACCCGCTTTTACTTATTGCCATTTCACATATAAGGAGGAGCAGTAATGCAAAATCTGATGCCCCCGATAAATACACCGGATCAATTGTTTCATGATGGTGACCCCACTCAGGGGATAGAAGGAACCCTCGTGACTGCTGGTTATTTAAACAATCAGCAGGGGGCAACCCGTGATTTACAGCAGGAACTCCTTAATGTTCTTGGTGGTGCACATATTCAACCTGACCCCAAAAAAACGGATCAGCTACTTACCGCGCTTCGCGCGTTGCTGTTAAGCCGCAAAAATCCGTTTGGCGATATCAAATCGGACGGCACAGTACCAACGGCTCTCGAAAACCTTGGTTTGGGAGAAGGTGCTCCAGCTATTGGCGTTCCGTTCTTCTGGCCGTCCGCAGCAATGCCAGATACCGTAATCGATAGCTGGTCCAGCATGGTGTTTTTGAAGTTCAACGGCGCGAAATTCTCTGCCACTGATTACCCTGTGCTGGCGAAAGTGTTTCCGGCGCTGGCATTACCTGACGCACGCGGTGATTTCATTCGTATCTGGGATGACGGGCGCGGGATTGATGTCGGACGTACCCTACTTTCAGGGCAATCACACACAATTATGGATCATGCACACAATATGGAATTGTGGACGGGGGACGGGCTTGCCGCAGGAAGTGCACGGGAAGGAGTAAACCCAGGAATACTGGCTACATATGGTGACGGGGGAATAGTTAAAACGGACGAACCCGGTCTTAAGGTGCCTTCCTCACTACGAGCTCTTAGCTCTCGTAGTGTTAAACGTTATGGTGAAATTAGTGGACATGTAGGTACAGAAACCCGTCCACGAAATATTGCATTTAACTTTCTGGTGAGGGCTAAATAATGAAACCTGTTTTTGATGAAAATGGGCTGGCTACAGTGCCGGGTGATATGCGTTGTTTTTATTATGATGCAGTAACGTCTGAATATACGGGCTGGTCTGATGAATATATTAATACTGGCGTAAGTATGCCCGCCTGTTCCACTGGTATTGACCCGGGCGAATACATTCCGGGGAAAGTGGCAGTATTTACGGGTAAGGGATGGCGCCATGAAGAAGACCACCGCAATGAGACTGTTTACTCAATCGAAAATGGCGCAGCTGTTACAGTGGATTATATCGGTGCCATCAAAGACGGTTATGTCACGCTTTCACCGTTAACGCCATACGATAAATGGGATGGTGAGAAATGGGTGACGGATACCGAGGCACAGCATAGCGCCGCACTAGACGCGGCAGAAGTAAAGCGCCAGTCGCTGATTGATGCTGCAATGGCTTCCATCAGTCTGATTCAGCTGAAATTACGAGCCGGGCGGAAGCTGACGCAGGCAGAAACCACCCGACTTAACGCTGTGCTGGATTACATTGACGCGGTGGAGGCAACAGATACCAGCACCGCGCCTGATGTCATCTGGCCTGAACTGCCGGAGGCGTAGGCCATTCAATATCTGGCGCACCGGAAGTATCGACCAGTTCCAGTGCGTCCAGATAATCCAGCCACAAATTATATTGCGCCAGTTCCTCACCTTTCAGGCGACCAATCGCCGCTTTACCAGGCCATTGCTTACTGTTTATGTATTCGTTGACCTGATTAATCAATTGCTGCTTTTCCAGTTCGGCTGCGGCAATTTGTTCCTCATGAGTTGGCGGTGGAATATCAATCCATGCAGGCATTCCGTCGATGACACCTCTGTATTTTCCTTCTGGTGCTTCCTTCATAAATTCGGCGGCAACAGTGTCGTCAATTTCGATTCCATCATCGGGCCATTCACCGGATTCCTGATAAGCGATTTTAAGCTCCACAGGGAAAAACGCATTTTTATCGGCACTGAAAATATATTTCTGCATTTCTACCGTCCTATCGAAATATAACTGAATCTGTATTGCTGTGAGATATCACTGGTTGCCACACGCCACGCTGAATTACTGATATGTTCAAAATTTACAGACAAAACCTGCGGGGCAGGATTCGACGGGTCTGACTGAACGGCATCAGACATAACACTGACTGAAACCATCGGCTGATTAGGGAATGGTATAGGGAAGTGTCCACTGATAAAGCGGGTCGTGTTTCCTGAAAAAGTGCCAAACTGAACAATATATCCACCTGGTAGCCTGAACCATCCCGAACCAGAAGCGAATGCTCCCATATCCGGTATCTGATTATCTCCTGTGCCCACATCCCTTTTCGCCGCTTCTCCCAAACCAACGTTTAAGAAAATGCAGAGATTACGGCTAACTGGCATCATCTCCGGTTTTTATTCAGGGGGATGCTCATGCTTATTGGCTATGTACGCGCATCAACAAATGACCAGGACACCGATTTACAACGCAATGCGTTGAACTGTGCAGGATATGAGCTGATTTTTTGAGGGTAAATCATCAGCATGAGACTAATAATTTAGCGTCCAATTCTGGGCTTTTTGGTTGCGCTCTCTCCGCCCAGAATTGTGCGCCAATTAGCCCAGAAAAAAACGCGAAGTTACAAACCGTTTGTCGCAACAGCTGGTGGTCAGTGTCGCTGCACACCTGTTGTTACGGCATGAATGCAGATTACCAAATCACCTGGCTGTAAGTAACCACAGAGAACTTTACCTGACTGTGGGGGGCGAGTTGTGCAGGAACTTAACCGCTGGTTTCGTGACGGAAGAGGACTTTATGTTCATGTTATTCGTTGGGAGCCAGAAACACAGCGCGTTATCTATCTTCGCAAAGACTACCCGCATGAGTGCTTTAGTCCTTTGTGGAAATTCAGGCGTGATTTTGTTGAGTGTGAAGGACCACCAGCATATTGATTCTGCAATTCCGGGACGTTACACTGTTCAGGCACCTTATAAAGCGGGTGCCGGGATTGGCGTCCTGAAATTGTCAACGGCGATGTATGACGCGCCAGCGTCTTTTTTATCGTCCGCATTTGCTCACATCCAGATTATGGTGGGCTGGGCGGGGGCACCGAAAGGTGCGCCGGTCTCCGTTGACGCCGGTTACGCCAACCCCGTCCAGTTCACCACCAGTGAAATTGGCGTTTCCGGTGGTGGAAGTTTTTCACTGTCAACGGAGGCTGCCATCATGGCTACGATCCAAGCCCTCACTCAACCTGAAATCACCATTGACAACGGCCAGGCCGTTACCACTTCTTTGGCTGTTGCCAACTTCTTCTCCAAGCGTCACGACGATGTGCTGAAAAAGATCCGCACTCTGGATTGTTCCCCTGAGTTTTGTGCCCGCAATTTTGCGGAGACATCGATTTCGGTAAATCAACCGAACGGTGGTACACGCAAGCTCCCTTGCTATCAAATCACACGAGACGGTTTTGCGTTTCTTGCTATGGGTTTCACGGGTAAACGTGCTGCCCGGTTCAAAGAGGCATACATCAATGCCTTTAACCAGATGGAAAAACTGCTTTCAAAGCCATCCACGCTGAGCGATGCCGCAGATAACGCCAGCGTGCTTTACTCCCACCTGTCGGTAATCCACAAGGTCTGGCTGCAGCAGCTTTATCCTATGTTGGCAAAAGCTGAATCTCCGCTGGCTGTTAGCTTATATGATTATATTAATGATGCTTCGGCGCTGGCCTGCCTCATAAATTTGTCGCTGAACCCTTCAGAGGTAAGGGGGCGCAAATGATCCGGAATATTTTCAAACGGTTTACCAATCAGACTTTCCGTTGTCCTCGTCCGGGTCAGTGGTACACCACACCTGCAGGGCATGTTCTACGTGTTAGCCTGGTTGACCGTGAATGTCAGAAGGTGATTTGTGAACCGCTGGGCCGTAATTACCGCGTCAGTATGCCGCTTATAGCCTTTCGCTCCGGAAAAAACATGAAGCATCTCGGAGGTGCTGCATGAGTATGGAGCTGATGGTTAAAGCGATGAAAATTCGAGTGGGTAATCCATTGCGAAAACTGGTTCTGATCAAGCTGGCTGATAATGCCAGCGATCAGGGGGAGTGCTGGCCCAGCTACCAGCATATTGCTGACCAGTGCGAGATTAGCAAACGTTCTGTGATGAATCATATTGCGGCCCTTTGTGAGTCCGGGCTGGTAAAAAAAGTCACCCGGAAAGGTGAAAAAGGTAACTCAAGTAATATCTATCTCCTTCATCTGGATGGTGCAGGAGATTCACTAGGGGGTAGTGCAAATAATTCACTATCTGGCGCAGCAAATTCACCAGGTAGTGCAGGAGTTGCACCAGGGGGTAGTGCAGGAGATTCACCCAGAACCAGTCACTCTTTTGAACCAGTCAAAGAACCAGTCAATGAACCAATAGCTGTTGGTGCATCAGTTGATGAGTCTGTGCGAGTTCGTTCAAACCGACCGGAATACTCTCCGGAGTTTGAGCAGGCATGGCTGGCATATCCCAAACGTGCTGGTGGCAATTCAAAATCTGCAGCCTTCAAAGCCTGGAAAGCCCGTTTGAATGAGGGGGTAAACCCCGAAACCATGCTGGAAGGTGTGAAACGCTACGCGGGCTGGGTATCTGCGATGGGTAACAGCGGCACACAATTTGTGAAACAGGCTGTCACGTTCTTTGGTCCGGATCGTCATTTCGAAGAATCCTGGGAAGTTCCTGCGGTATCTGCAGCCAGACGTGAGGACCCGTACTTCAAAGCCAGTTACGACAACGTGGACTACAGCCAGATCCCGGCAGGATTCAGGGGGTGATCATGAGTCTTTTGAATGAAGTTCAGAAATTCATTGAAGCCCATCCGGGGTGTACTTCCGGAGACATTGCGGATGCTTTTGCAGGTTACTCACGGCAGCGCGTTCTGCAGTATGCAAGCAAGTTACGTCAGAGTGGGCGTGTGGCTCACCGTTGTGAAGGAGATACACGCAGACATTTCCCGCGCCTGACTGAGAGAGCGCAGGAGCTGGAACCACAACCAGTTCGTGAAACCAGACCTGTGCGCAATTTCTATGTCGGCACTAACGACCCGCGGGTGATTTTGTGCCTGACCCGCCAGGCGGAAGAACTGGAGTCAAGGGGCTTATACCGTCGTGCTGCAACCGTGTGGATGGCGGCATTCCGTGAAAGCCACTCCCAGCCAGAACGAAACAATTTTCTGGCACGTCGTGAGCGGTGCTTACGGAAAAGCAGCAAGCGCGCTGCATCGGGTGAAGAGTGGTATCTGTCAGGGAATTACGTGGGGGCTTAATGAGTAATAAATATTGCCGGGCGCTGGTGGAACTGCGGAACAAACCAGCCCATGAACTGAAGGAAGTGGGCGATCAGTGGCGCACGCCGGATAACATTTTCTGGGGAATTAACACCCTGTTTGGCCCGTTTGTCCTGGATCTGTTTACTGACGGTGATAACGCCAAATGTACCGCGTATTACACGGCGGAAGACAACGCGCTGGCGCATGACTGGTCAGAACGTCTTGCGGAGCTTAAAGGTGCTGCCTTTGGTAATCCCCCATACAGCCGCGCCAGTCAGCATGAGGGGCAATACATCACCGGCATGCGTTACATCATGAAACATGCCAGTGCCATGCGTGATAAAGGCGGGCGCTATGTTTTCCTGATCAAAGCTGCCACCTGCGAAGTGTGGTGGCCGGAAGATGCAGATCATATTGCTTTTATTCGCGGGCGTATTGGTTTTGAACTGCCTGCCTGGTTTATCCCGAAAGATGAGAAGCAGGTGCCGACAGGCGCTTTCTTCGCTGGTGCTATTGCTGTTTTCGACAAGACCTGGAAGGGACCGGCAATCAGCTACATCGGGCGCGATGAACTTGAGGCATGTGGTGAGGCGTTTCTGGCGCAGGTTCGCCAGCAGGCAGAAAAACTGGTCAGGGAGATGGCGGCATGACGAC